TTGGGAAACAGTAATATCTATCAGATATCCAAAATCACCGGATTTTCCCCTTCTACGGTTTCGAGGGCCTTAAGTAATACGGGTTATTGCAGCGATAAAACCAAAAAAATTATTATTTCTGCTGCAGAGGAAGTCGGTTTTCGTCCCTCTTCTTCTGCCCGAACCTTGAAAAGCAGCCGTACGAATCGTATTTTGTTCTGCATTCCAGATATCTGCAATCCATTCTATTTTGACATGATAAAGGGTGCTAATAATGTTTTTGACCAGCATGGTGTTTACTCCATGCTCTGCTATACCAAGCATAACCTGGACGAAGAACTGAAATTTATCGATTTATTGATGGAGCATCAGGGGGATGGCATGATTTTTGTATCATTTAATTTCTGTGATAAGAATATCAATGCGATTCAAAAGAGTGGTCGGCCTACTGTACTGACCAATCTTTATGAAGCGCAAAATCAGGAACAAAATGATTTTGATTGTGTCTATGTCGATCATATAAAAGCAATGTATATTGCCGCGGAGCATTTAATCCAACAGGGTCATCACAATATTGCGCTCATTATCGGAACATTAACTGAGCAAACCGGTAAGGAACGTGCGGCAGGGTTTTTTAGCGCCATGGAAAAGTACGGGATTCAAGCAGGGCCCGAAAACCTGTTTTTAGGAGACTATACCAGAGAATCTGGCTATAGAGCCGCACAAAAAATACTTTCCGATAATCGCCACTTCACTGCTATTATCACTGCAAATGATCTTATGGTGGTTGGCGTTGTTACCGCCTGTACCGAGCGGGGGATCTCCATTCCACTTGATTTGGCTATCGTCTCATTGGATAATACGGATTTTTCAACGGCAATCAATCCTCATATAACCTCGGTAGACATGATGCAAACAGCAATCGGTGAAACTGCTGCTTCACTCCTACTGGAACGTATTGAACTGGAGCGTACATACCCGAAAACGGTTCGCTTAGAGCCTCAACTAATTGTTCGTGATTCCAGTTTAAATACAAAATTATAACCATTGGCGGCCTAATAATTACTCGCAGGTGATAGCGGACATCCGAATGTTATTACCGATTTGTTCTATAATTTCCTGAAAATTTTGATTTAGTTGCCAAGACGTCCCAATCACAACAGTTGCCGAGAGACTTGGGCAACAGCGGACATTTCCAGCATATGAAGTTGGCATATCTTCACCCCCAAGAATATTTAGACCCAAACGTTTATTTTTGTTACAATTGGGTAACATTTTGTATATATGTAGTATAGTAGCAAATCATAGCCAAATCCGCTCATTGGCAGTAAAGCAGTAAAAAATCCGGTACAGAAATTGAAAAAATCAACTCCCATACCGGCAATTTACTATTGTTTACTTTTATCCTAATCTTCTTGTAATCCCCCTTGGAGTCAAAATATCATCCAGCGCATCTGCTGCTAATTCGTCAAGGGTACAAATTGCATGGGAATATATATTTGAAGTAGTACTGGTTTGCGCATGCCCTAACCTGTTAGATACTGTTCTCAACGGAACACCAGCTGCAATCAGCAAGGTGGCATTCGTGTGGCGCAGCGAATGAATGGTTATTTGTGGTAAATCAGTCTTTGCTATAAAATCGTGAAACCAACCGGTTATCGTATCAGGGCTCATCGGCTTTCCATCACACTGTGTAAAAATCCTATCAGAGGTTACCCATTTATCTCCCATTTTTAGTCTCTCTTGTGCTTGCCACACTTTATGTTCTTTCAACACTTTAAATGCTGGCGATGGAAGTTTGATGGTACGGTCGGAAGTTTCCGTCTTGGTCTCCTTCGTAAAAATGCCTTTGCCTGCAACATATTGCGAGGAGCGGCAAACCGTAATAAGATTATTCTCAAAATTGATATCGTTCCATTCAAGGCCGCACATTTCCCCTCTGCGAAGGCCGCTGTACAGAAACATCTTTATCATCGTCTGATGAAGAACTGATTCATTTTCCATAAGCTCAAGCAGTTTTGCCGTCTGTTTTTCATCCAGATATTTTGCCTCTGTTCTCGCCACCTTAGGCGGTTTCACCCTGGAAGCTGGATTGCTGGGAATTACCTGCCAAAAGACTGCTTGGTTCAAAATAGAAGAAATCAACCTATGGTGGTGTTTGATTGTCTTATTCGATAATCCTTTGATCGGTTTTGATGGCTCAAATCCCTCCTCAAAAAGAATGCCGAGCACCTCGCACACTTTACGCGCGGTTTGCTCGGCTACTGGCTTATTCTTGAAAACATTATAAATAGTATTAATGTGAATATCGATCAACTTTGAAATGGCTTCTCTGGTATATCCTTTGTCCTCAAACACTTCCATCAAATCATCTGTTGCTAAAAATGATAACCCGCGATGGTTCACATCATTGCCCATATCCTTGTAAAGTTCCATTAAGTGATGGGGCTGCAATTTATCCAGCCGAATATGCCCAATCGCCGGTATAATACGCTTAAGCATGGACTGATACCTTGCATAAGTTTTTGGGGCAAGATTGACTTCGGCATAATCCCTGCACCATCGCTCCGTGAATTCCGCAAAGGTAACGCTCCCATCGAGTACCTGCCCCGACATTACCTTCTTTTCAAATAATACCGCTTGTTCGTTCAGCGCCTTTTCAATTTGCTTTTCGGTCATACCCTCATCAGGCTTCCACGTCATTGTTTTTCGGAGTTGCTTACCTGTGGTGTCATAACCGGTGCTGACCATAATAAAGTAAGCGCCGTTGCGCTCCCTAATTGATGCCATGTGAATATCTCCTTTTTATTTTATTGATCTTTGCTTTTGTGGACACCATGTTACCTCTGACACCTACAATTAGCAAGTCAATTTTGATGTTTGTTTATCGTATCACTTTGATAGGATTTTTGTAGCCTGACAGCACGTCTTCCGGCTTGGTTCCCTTAAGATATTCAAATAAAACATCAAGGTCAATTAGGTATTTTTTGCCCGCCTTGACACAGGGAATCTGACCCGATACCACCATTCGGCGCAGTGCATTTTGTGTAATGGCAGTTTCTTTATCTTGTTCTTTTATATATTGATAGGTTTCAGCTAAAGTTCTGATTCTTGGCATATTATTTCCTCCCCTATTCCTGTTTTCCCCTCACGATTGCACTGTAAGCCCCATTGGAGCTGAGTGCAACAATGACCGCGTTCAGCGGTATAACGCCGCCGGTGGAAAGCGTAAGCCCGCCAGTAAACAAAGTTGCGGCGAACAGCAAAACCACTGCAATAATATAGGACAGCCACTGTGTAGGAATTTTGATCGTGCCTTTCAGAAACTGCGTCAGCAACCCCGTTGCCACTGAACACCCCGCTAACGACGTGACTTCATGCCGGGAATCTGCACCACAAGTTTGCCACATTGTGGACACAAGCTACTCGAGGTTTTTATGGTAGTGTGAGCTGCTCGTTCTCCGCTCAGTTTATTTCTCTGGCAGTGGCTTTTAACCGTGTTTTTGCCAATGCCAAGCCAATCTGCAATTGCTTTATATCCGCAGCCTTTACTGCGCAGTTCAGCTATTTTAACTTTTTGTTCATTCGTCATCGATTGTCCTCCAGTCCGAGAACCTCTGTCCTCACTTTCCACTGGAGATGAGAGGGGCGTTTTGACGAAAAATAAGCAAAAAATAATGCCTACCAGAAATCCCTGGTAGGCATTGATGGTTGTACTTTTATTCGCTGTACTTGACGAAAGCGTCAGTGAAGCCCGCCGCCTTGACCTTGGCGAGCATAGCATCGGCGTTCGCTTTGACAGAGTACGCCCCGATTTGAATGCGGTAGAGCGTTTTTTGCGTGGCTGGCGCAGGTGTTGGTGTGGGAGCAGACGCCGCGAGCAGCTTTCCAACCTCAGCGCGGAAGGTGTCCATGCTCTTTCCGAACCTCGGAAACCAGTGCATCACATCGCCGTGGTTCGAAGCAATCCCCAGTTTGTATCCCTCCGAGTGGCAGATGATGTCCTTTTCAGTCAGTCCATACTGTTTGCAGAGGTAGGCGCACAGTTCGGTGGCTTCCTTGTATATGGCGTTGAAGTATGCCGCGTCCGTCAGACCGTCCTCACAGATTTCAAAGGAAATATGCGTGTCGTTACCGGAGCCTTTTGCACCGCTTCCGCAATGCCAGCCGCACATATTCCACGGCAGTGTCTGGTAGGTGGCGATGGAACCGTCCGCCAGTTTGCCGATAAATGCGTGAACGCAGACTTCCCGGCCGTCCGGCTTATTTTGGTTCCAGTGATTATTGTACTGATTCTTTCCGAGCAACCCATCGTTCGGGCCCACATAGCGTTTGAGACTTGGATTATTCGACCCGGTGGAGTGTACCATTATACCTTTGGGAGTAATTGTTCTGCCCACTTTATAACAGGCATTGTTAGTTAGAATGAGTTTATGCAGATTCATTTATTTGTCCTCCTTTTCTGCGCGGTCGTGCAGTTGCTCAAGGATACTCTTCAGTTTATCGGGAATAGGCAGTCCAAGATGCCCCGCGTTCTCCAAAAGGGAAATACCCTCGTTGGAAATATAGAAAAAGATGATGGCGGTGCGCAGAATACTGCCCGTGCCGATGACATTCACATCAAGTACGTTTGCCACGCCGACCAACGCAAAGATGAGTACCTTTCGGCAGATGCCCTTGAAGCCGACCTCGCTGGACAGTTTTTTATCCGCAATTGCACACATCACGCCCGTGATGTAGTCCACGACCGCAAAAGCAATCAGCGCATAGAGCAAGCCGTCACATCCTCCCAGAAACCATCCAAGCCAGCCACCGATGGCCGCAAAGGCAATCTGGATCATATTCCAAAATTCTTTCATTATAGACCTCCTTTGATAGAATCAACCGTAACAACGCTATACCTGTCGTTACCCTGTTTGTTTTACTTCTTTTGCCAATACTTCCATGTACATACCGCGTCCGCAAATATCTTCAACCGATGTTATTTCAAATTGACAGCCTTCACAGGCTATGGTCATTGCAGTTGTGACGGTCAACCCCGGAATACAGCGAAAACGAAAAAGATTGGTGGCTTCTGAAAATAAGGCGCGGCTTGCCCATCGTTTGGTGCCACTGCGGTACTCTCTGTACGCCCGCACGGATGCCACTATCACATCAGCGATGGTTGGAAATCCGTCACTGTCTTTCGTCTCTTCTTTACTTGTAATATTAATAAAGGCATTCATTTTTCCAAAGCTCATGTCACACCTTCCAGCTGCGGTCAAGCCGCAAAAGCAGATTGACGGTTTCCCACACCTGCTGCCCTGCCTGCACATTATCCGCAAAAAAGCCACCGGTGCTGCCGTCCCGACTCTCATAAAAGTGGGACGCCAGCATAATAACGGCTTGCTCGGTGGTGGGCGGCATGACGTTTTCTTCGTAATTATCTACAGTGATATGCTGGTAACTTTCAGCGTAGGAAACAGCGGCGCGGATGTAAACCTTGAGAAGGTCATCATCCGCGCTGTGCTCCAATATGAGGTTTGCCTTGACCTTGGGCAGTAAATCATCAATCAGCGCCATACAACCACCGTCCTTTTATTTACGCTTTCTGCTGAAGAAGCTGGATTCCTTCCGGAAGAATCACCTTGCCATCCACTCGCTCGGTAACAAGGAAGCCGACCTGACCGTTTCCGGCATAGATTTCATTCAATCTCTGAATTGTTCTGCCTTGACGGTCGGCAATCCAGTAATTTGCAAAATCTCCGAAAGCTACGGACCGTGCGCTCGCCGCAATAGTGGGTGCGTAGGGAGAGGTATAAATCGGATAACCAAACAGACGGTCAGGCTGGCCCGCGACAAGGGACGGCTGCCACAAATACTGGCCGTTTGTGTCTTTCAGTTTCCGCAAGGCGGCAACCGTTGTGTCGTGCGTAAGAAAGGCGGCGTTGCGGCGATAGGGAGATTTCAGCGCATACACAAGGTTCACGATGTCATCAAATGCAATCGCCGCAGCACCTGCGGACGTGGTTCCGGTCACACCGCCATTGGCTGCATCGAATATGCCGGTCGGTCGACCTGTGCCATTACCATTGATAAAAGCTTCTTCTTCGGCAACGCCCAACGCACGGGCAAATTCTTCTGCAAGATAAGATTCAAGATCAAACATACTATCAGAAAGCAGTTCCGTGCTTACCTTGATGAGGTCAGTCAGTTTGAATGCATCCAGTGTTTTCTGCCCGAAGGTTACAGAGCTTTCAGCAATTGTGCCGTTTTCAGGCACCCATGTCGCAGAAGAAGTGGATGCGGCGACAGCAATCTTTCGTTCTGCGGAAGAAGAGAATGTCTTTGCAATGCTGCGGACGACATTGGCTTCCTGCAAGCCCTTAACAAGAGTGCGCTCAAATTCGACCGGGACCAAATAACCGCCGTCTGCATCCACGCCCTCAGACAATACATTGGTCGCAGGCTTGCCGCGCAGAGCACCGAAAAACTCTACACGATAGGCGTTGCTGGCGCGTCCTGTTTTGTCGTCGGTATCCGATTTGGCGGGTTTTGCGGTAATCGGGGCTGAAGTAGGATGATTCAATTCCGCATCAATTGCTTCCTGCCGTTCCAAACGGGAGATTTCCTTGCCGAGGTTCATGATGTCCGCCTCCATTTTGTCGTAGGCGGTGGCATCTTCGGCGGAAAGGAGACCGTCCGTACCGCGTTTGCTGTCGAGAAACGACTTTGCGGCGTCCCATGCTTTTGCGCGTTTTTCACGCAGTTCAAGAATTTTACTCATAATGTTATCCTCCTAAAATTTTAATAAATTGAGCCGCTTGTAAAGCGGCCCTGCAGATTGTTTGTGTTCATGTTTGGGTAGTTTGTCAAGCAGTGAATTTGTGACGGCGCGGCGACTGAAAGCGTAGGTGATATCATCGGACTGTACACGCTTTTTTTCATCCTCTAGAATACCATCGGCAAAGCCGAGTTCGATCGCTTTGTTGGCGTTGAGCCAGGTCTCCGCATCCATGAAGTGAGAAATCTTTGCGCGGGATTGCCCTGTCTTGATTTCGTAGGCATTGATGATGCTTTCCTTCACCTCCGAGAGCATGGAGATGGCTTTTTGCATTTCTTCGCTGTCGCCGATTGCCACGGTCAGCGGATTATGAATCATCATCAAAGCAGTGGGAGCCATAAGAACCTTCGTTCCTGCCATAGCGATCACGCTTGCTGCCGATGCTGCAATGCCGTCAATTTTGACGGTGACGCTGCCAGGGTAATCCATGAGCATGGCATAAATTTGTGAAGCTGCCACACAATCGCCGCCTGGCGAGTTGAGCCAAATAGTGACATCGCCGTTTTCTGCCATAAGCTCTGCCTTAAAAGCGGCGGGTGTGATGTCATCGTCAAACCATGATTCTTCGGCAATCACACCGTCAAGGTAGAGCGTTCGGGCGCCGGGTTCTTCGTCCTGCGCCCAGTTCCAAAATTTCTTCATTCGGTTGTTCCCTCCAATCCTGTTGTATTTGCGAACGCGCCCGCGTCCTGTAATTTTGTCATCGCGCCGTTGATGAGATACAAGTCACCTCCAAGATCGGCGGGAATACGGTCGAGGTTTTCAAGCTCACGGATATCGTTCGCGGACATCCAGCCGTTCTGCCGTGCAGTGGCGTAACCACTCATTCGGCTTGCGTAATCCCCGCGAAGCAGACCGTCCACATTAAATTTGATGAACACGGCTGGCTTTTCGCTTTCCATAAGCAGGGCGCGGCACATTGCCTGTTCTAAGCGGACCACCCACGGATCGAGGGTATACTTTACAAATTCCAGCGACTGCTGCTCAATGTTGCTGAACGACGATTTCTCCAAATCAGCGAGCATATGTGGCGGTATTCTAAAAATACGGGCGATTTCATTTATTTGAAATTTCCGCGTTTCCAGAAACTGCGCCTGCTCGGGGGAGATGCCGATGGGCTGATACTTCATGCCTTCCTCAAGCACAGCCACCCGGTGGGCGTTTGTTGAGCCTTGATAGGCGGAGTTCCAGCTTTCTTTGACTTTCTGCGGGTCTTTGATCGTGCCAGGGTGTTCCAGCACACCTCCGGGAGCCGCGCCGTTGGCGAAAAATTTCGCCCCATATTCCTCGGTGGCAATCGCAAGCCCCACGGCGTTTTTTGCCATCGCAATCGGTGAGTAGCCCACCAGACCGTCGAAGCCCAAGCCGGGGATGTGCAGAACATCAGACGGGTCGAGATAGACTTGACTGTCTTTTCCGAGTGTAGGCGCGTCCTCGCTTGATCGGTAGTAAAGGTAATAGAGCTGACCCTTGCTGTCACGGTCAACCGTCATTTTGTTTGGCATCAGTGGATACAAGGCTATGACTTCGCCGCGGGCATTTCGAATAATCTGCGCGTATGCGTTGCCCCATAATAAAAGATGACTCATCAGCGTTTCTCGAAACGTGAATGAAGTCATCTCTGGATTTGGCTCATCATGGAGCAGCTTATATAACGGGTGCTGTAAATCTTTCTCTTTTCCGCCGCTGTCGTTGTAACGGTACACATGAAGCGGAAGTCCCGCTATCGTTTCAGACAGTATCCTTACGCAGGAATACACGGCAGTCATCTGCATGGCGGTCTGCTCGTTGACAGGCTTTCCGGCAGTCGTACCGCCGAACAGAAAGCTGTAACGGCTGCCGCCTAAATTATCCTTGGGCTTGTCACGCGCCTTGAATATCCCTTGAAATATTCCCATAGACATCACTCTCCTTCACTAAAATACAAGCAGTCCACGATCATCATAAACCGAAGAACCGCTTTCACCACCGCACCGAATCGCCCTGTCGAGTGCCATAATGGTGGCTACTGCGCCGTCTATTTTCTCAGTGGACTTTTCTTTGTCAGCTTTTATATTTCCGGCAGGGTCGGTTCGGATGTAGATGTTATCCATCATCCAACGGAGCACCGGGTGACCACCGTGCGCAATTTTCTGCTCCAATGTCAGCTTCATAAGCTCTTTGGTTGGCGGGGACATATCCTTAAAGCCTTGACCGAAAGGAACAACCGTAAAGCCGAGGTTTTCGAGATTCTGCGTCATCTGCACAGCGCCCCAGCGGTCAAAGGCAATTTCACGGATGTTGTATTTTGTGCCAAGATCTTCAATAAATCTCTCGATGAAACCGTAATGGACCACATTGCCCTCGGTGGTTTCAAGGTATCCCTGCTTTTTCCAAACATCATAATTCACATGGTCTCTTCGCACACGCAAATCGATGTTGTCCTCCGGTATCCAGAAGAACGGCAGAACCATGTATTTATCCGCTTCATCCTCCGGAGGAAATACCAGCACAAATGCCGTAATATCGGTGGAGGAGGAAAGGTCAAGTCCTCCGTAGCAGATGCGCCCTCGAAGAGCTTCCGGGTCGATCGCAAAAGCGCAGGCATCCCACTTGTCCATCGGCATCCAGCGCACCGCTTGTTTGACCCACTGATTCAGACGTAGCTGACGGAAGCTGTTCTCCTCGGCAGGATTCTGCCGTGCCGATTCAAAAGCCGCCTTGACCTTATCCATGCCGACCGTGATGCCGAGAGACGGATTGGCTTTTTTCCATACCTTTGGGTCTGACCAGTCATCCTCCTGCACCGCGCCGTAAATCACCGGATAGAAGGTGGGGTCGTGCTTTCTGCCATCAATAATATCCAGCGCCTTTTGATGAACCTCCCAGCAGATGCTGTGCTGATTGTCCCCGGCGGTGGTGATAAGAAAATACAGCGGCTGCATTCGAGCGTCGCCGCTGCCTTTGGTCATGACATCGTAAAGCTTTCGATTCGGCTGGGTATGCAATTCATCAAATACCACACCGTGAGTATTGAAGCCGTGCTTGTTGCCGACATCAGCAGATAGCACTTGGTAAATACTGCCCGTTGGTTGAAATATGAGCCGTTTTTGGGAGTCGAGGATTTTCACTCGTTTCGACAGTGCCGGGCACATTCGCACCATGTCAGCAGCCACGTTGAATACGATGGATGCTTGGTTGCGATCAGCGGCGCAGCCGTAAACTTCGGCGCGTTCCTCGTTATCGCCGCAGGTGAGTAGCAGAGCGACCGCCGCCGCTAGCTCCGATTTGCCCATCTTCTTTGGTATTTCCACATAGGCAGTATTGAACTGACGGTAGCCATTGGGCTTCAGTGTTCCGAAAATATCCCGTATGATGCTTTCCTGCCAGTCAATGAGGTCAAAAGGCTTGCCCGCCCAGGTACCTTTGGTATGAGAGAGCGCCTGTATAAAGGAGACGGCATAGTCGGCGGAGGCCTTGTTATAAACGGAATCCTTTGATATAAACCTTGTGGGTGTGTACTTTTTCAGCTTTCGCACGGCTGTCGTCTCCTTCCTGCGGGTATAAGAAAAGGAACCCCTTCCGGAGTTCCTAAAGAAGAATATTTGAGAGGTTGCTATTTATCCGTGACGCTCGAATTGTGTACCGCCGTGCGTAGAACTTCTATATCAAAGCCCGCCGCCTTGTACCCGTCAAGAATGATGCTGTAGTAATAGCAACTCGGCTGACCGAGCGGTCGGCCTTCGTTCATGATATAGACCATCGCACTTACGGGTTTTCCGTTTAGCGTGATTTTTACCGTTTCCTTGCGGTAGAGAAACGGCCAGCCTTCGTAGCGGTCGAGCGCCACTTCGTCGGAGGGACTGATTTCCCA